TATTTTCTTACTGAACCATCAGGATCAAAAGTATATACACCATCTAAGCTTCTCCAAAATCTAATCTGCTCTAGTAGATAACGCTCTGGTGATGTTTTAGCTCTTGTCGCAAACTGTTTTAATTGAGGACTGACCTCTTTCTGTTGCCTTAAGTTTTCTAATTCGTTATGAAGCCAAGTAGCATTTAAGACGGCACGTTCTCTATATCTTTTAACGACACGATCAGGAACATTCTCTGAACCAACTAATCCTACTGGTTGATTTCTTGAGTCTTGTTTAATTTGTTTTGGGTCTATCTTTACTTCTTCTCTTTTCTCAGGTTGTTTCGTTGCTTCCTCATAAATTTTTGTGAATTGATCTGAACTTGCAAAATCATCAACAGCTTCATTAGATAGATCTATTACAATTGATTCAGGCATATATGTTTGCCCAGTTTCTTTAAACCACTCTTTTTGTTTCTGCTTAAATATTTTTGCAGCGCCTCTTTTAAATTTATTACTAAATACAATTGCTTTTCTATTACCTGTTGCGTTAATTGCTTCCATATAACTTCCAAAAACACCACCTCTTCCTAAATTTGGTGGCTTAATTTTTTCATCAATAAATTCAGGTAATCTTTGATTAATAATCTGATTTAAGGCTTGTGGATTTTTAGATAAATACTTTTGTCTATCATTAACTAAATTTATTAACTCACGTTCTAATTTGCCTCCATCATTCATTGGCAATGCAAATTTTTTAATTCTTTCAAAAAGATCTTTTCTACCTCCTTCAAAAACCTCTGGTTCAAGGGTTCTTAGTTCTTCCTTGAAATCACTAATTTCTTCTTTACTAGGTGCTTGTAATAAGCCTACTAATCCAGAAAAATCTTTATTCCTGTCAACAATATATTCGTCTACATTTCTATAATTTATTGATTTTGCACTTTCATAAAAGGCAGTAAGACTTTTTTTGTAATCTTCTGTTCCTGGTGTCTGTTGCCCTGGGCCACCTTCTGCATACCAAAGATTATCTAACGCATCTTCTTTTACTTTTTCCTCTAACTCAATTGCTTCGGTTTTAGCTTCTAAACCTTTATTATTCATCTCAAGCAATTCAATCGGCATTGTCTGAAAAAGCATTGGCCTTTTGTCAAAATCATCTAATTGACTGCCAGTTTTTATAAACTTTATTGCCTCTGCTGCAATCGGATCATCGGCATAAACTCCAGCTACTTGAGTAATTATTTTATCTAAAACTTTTTTTCTTCTTTTACCACCTAATAATTTTAATTTATCATCTAATAATGCTGTTAAATGTTGACCTGTTAAATAAGCAAAATTTGTTTTTTCATCTACGGTTTGACCAGGCTTAAGTATTGTCTGTTCTTGTGTTTCAGAATTTATCACAGGTAGTCCATTCTTAAGAATTCCACCTAATTGTTGTTGAAATGACGCAACAAGAGTTTCGGCTGTACTTATATCAAGAGCTTCGTTATAGAGTTTCTCATGGTCTTCTCTAAAAGCATCTCTAGCTTTAGATTCTGCTGATACGACATAACGTGCATACTCAGGTTCATCACCTGTTAACCCAAATTTATCTTGTAATTCAGTAATTAATTGATGTTGTATTTTTGCAACTTGTGGATTATCTGTTGGTAACTTGGATAATTCAAGTTGATTATTATTTAAGTAATCTTCAAATTTATTATCAATTTCACTCGCCAACATTTGAGATAAAAACTTTCTACGTCCAGTCAATCTCCAAGGATTTGTTACCTCTAATAAAGCAGCCGCTTCAGGATCTTTCTTCCTTAATACATCAATAGCTGATTCTGCATCAGCAGCGCCTTTCTCTTGTTGTTCTTGCAAACTTAGTTTTGCTTTTTCTAGTTCATTACGTGCTAATTGATATTCAGGAGTTAAGGTTTTAGAAGCGTTTTGGAAGCCAATCTGCATATTTGTTCTTGCATAGTTTTCATATACCGAGGCTCCTGCTTTTACTAAGTTCTGAGTAAACGGCCCTAAAGCTTGAGATAGTTGTTGGAACTGGTTATATCCTTGTACGTTTCCCTGACTGCCTCTTTGCAAAGTAGCTATCTGTGGAACACTACCAATCATTGATGGTTTAGCTGCCCCTGCTGTTTGCTTTTGTGCAGGATTAACGAAAGCACCTAAAGGCTTTGCAACTGGTGTTATTTGTCCAAAAGGGAGTTGTTGTTCTTTAGCCATGATTTACTTGTTTTCTAGGGCTTTTAAAGTTGCTGCTTTGTTTTGCATGTCGTAGTAAGTGCCAACTCCACCCAAGACAGCAGAGCCAGCATTAAGGATTGCTGCACCCATTGATGGGCCTCCACCTGTCATGGTTGGGCCACTAGGGGTAATCAATGTTGGCAATGGTGCAAATGGTGGTATTGGATCTATATAAGGCTGCTCTTCATAGAACTGTTGGCTATTCCAACGACTTATATATTGAGCGACTTGTGCCGCTTGTGTCCTGTTGTATTGGTTCGTTCTAAGCCCTTCATTGATCTGCTGTAACGCTTCATAATCTCCCTGTTGTCTTGAGTAGTCATTCACTATTCGATCAACTGAATTACCTTCTGCGCCCATTGCCTGAACTGAAGCTCTTGCTTGCAATGATCTCCATCTATATTGCTTAGTTGCAACAGCATCTTGCATTGATACTTCTGCAAACTGTTGGCTTATTGCTTCGCTATCACTGATATAACTTGCGCCTGCTGCTGCTCTCGTTTGCTCAACAACTTCTGCTTGTCTGATTGATTTAGTTAGCTCAACATTTCTAAGTGCATTGACATAGGAAAGTTGACTGTTGTGATTAACTGTTTCTTTCCAATAATTATGTTGTTGATTTGCATCTCTAACCTTTGAATTAAAGCCAGCTTGCCAAGCAGCAAATTCGTTATTAGCACTTTGAAAAGCTTTCTTGTTTAAGTAGTCCTGCTTTTGAGCTTTATAACCAAAGATGGATTGTGCTACTCCTAATCCAGCCTGCCCCAAGGCAAGCATTGTCATCGGTTCCATTACGCTTTCCTCCAGAAGTGGCTAAACAATTGAGCGCTTGAACCCATTGGCTTTGGTGTATCAACGGTGAAACCCAGATGCTTTAACCATCGAATAGTTATTTGATTAGAGTGCATTGCCCAGTTATGTAAGAAGTCATTGCCATCATCAATTAATCCATCAACCCATTTCCGACCTCCACGAATGAATTGCCTTCGATGACTAGAAGTTGCAAATAAATCATCTGTTCCTAATAACCAAATCAAGGATTCATTTACACCACATATCCCTACTGGCAATCCATTATCTCCATCTATGCAATGACAGATTTCACTTTCCTTCCAGCTTCCAATCACAGCTTCCTTGCCAGTTACACCATGACTATAATGCACTTCGATTTCATCCTGCTTTCTTACATTATTACTTATGTACTCCACTCTTGCAGGAGTAGCAACAGCCCACTTCATTGAACACCTCTAGCTTGACTTGTTAATAATCCAACCCATTCACATGTACTAAATTTGCAAGGGTGAATTGTGTCATTGTGAATCTCGACAATACAATTTTCACCTTTGGAATTAATAGGGATTCTGAAGACACCTTCATGGTATCTATCCTCATCTTCTCCATATCCTCCAGAGGGAAGAGCGCTTCCTAAAGTTGAATTTCTTACTCGTAATGTTGTGTCGTCATACTTATAAATTGCTGTATCTCTACGTTCAGCCATGACATGTATTTCAAAGTAATAGCTTTCGTGGTATCTAATCTTTGCATGTCTTATCTGTGATCTCTCTGTATTGCTTGCAGCCTTTCCACCTCCTATTTCTCTATAAAGTTTGAACTTAGTAAATCTATAAACAAAGTCATAAGGCTCACCAAAGTAAACAGGCGCACCAGACCAATCACCATCAGCAACAATTTGAGTACCGCTTGTAGCTGAACCTAAGTACACACCTCCAATATTTGCTGTTGCATATCCTGACCATGCTTCTGTCTTAGAAGTCATTGTATATTTCATTGTCCATGTGGTCTTTTTAGTTACAGCGTTATAAGTTCCTGGATCAACTCTTAATGCTGACGGTGTTTCAGTTGTAGTTGAGATTTGTCTATCTAATAAGAACGGATATGGGCTTGGTGTTACGTCACTAAGCCTGTCTGATACTGCTACCTTCTCAAGCCAAACATCATTGCCATATTCAGCTAATAAATAAATAACTTCCTCAACGCAAAGGATTTGAAGAATCTTCGTCACCCCTGACATCTCCCAATAAGACCAACTGCTTTGTGCTCGTTCCGTTCCTCCTCCCTGATTCCTGTAAAAGTATTTATAGACATAGATTCTTTTCTGATAGCCTGACTTGTCAGACAGGGCAAACCAAGTATTACCTGTATCGTTGGTTGTTAATTTATAAACATCAGATGGAATATAGCTACTGACATAGCTAGTTAAATCAGACGCATCAGCAACCAAAGCAGAACCAGCACCCTTAACACTGAACTCTCTAAACTGACTCCATTGACCGTTTGTTTGACAGAAGATAATCGTGCCAGCTACGGGAACAGGTCTACATTGAATGTCTATTTCATACTGAGTTAGTACAGATATAACTGCACTTTTAGGTGTAAGTATTGTTTCTGCTGCGTTAAATCTAAATTGAATTTGGTCGGAAAATACAATCAATTCATCCTGATATGGTATGGCATATCTAAGGATTGACACTTTATTATTACTTGCCTGAATATCAATTGGATCAGAATCTAATACAGTAGTTACTGTTTCTGGGTAGAAACTAAAGAACTCTTTTGCTCTGCTTAAAACGATATATTCATCAGCCAGCATCCCCAGTCTTCCCTTGTAAATAAAAATATCCTGGATGGGATAACCAATAAAACTAGGATTAGGTGCGCTAGTTGAATCACCACATGTTCTTTCTCCCCATTTTGGAATCTTTGTTCCACTCTGAGTACTTCCATCAGCAGGGCCAAAATAGAATTGACCGTTAGACAAACGCACCAAAACTTGAGGCATTGTCGAATCATCAATCTTATATTTTTCCCCAGGGCTGACACACTCTTGCCATGATCCTTCTCCAAATGTTCCTGACCTTGGAACAAATTCAATGTGGTAATTGTCAAAGTTATTCCCTGGATCTCCTACGATTTCTATTTGATAACCCTCTGGTGCAATCGTTGGTAGCTCTGTAAACACCTGAACAGAGTTAGTGATTGCAGTTAGATCAGCGTTCGCTCTAGCGCATTTGGCTGAAACAGTGATGGCGTTAGCTGACTTCGCATGAATAACACTTCCACTTCTAGAAAAGGTGACACCAGAAACACCAGATAAACCAGAGATGATATTTGTAGCAATAGTCGCTGTATCAATTCTGTGTTCAGTCGTTGTACTTCCACTAACAACTACAGGAGCTACAGCAGTTTCAACTGTGGCTAATGTTCCGTTAACATTGACCTCATATTTCTGTCCGTAATTTGCTGCCTTCACCCATATCAGACATTCGTGGGCAGCAGGTCGAGCAGTAGCAGGAGCCGTGTCGCTCGTCATCGCAGGGACTTCCTTTGTGTTACTTATGAAAGTAAAGTCGGCAATAGTCGCTGCTCTTATATCCGTCTTAGCACTAACTACAGAGTTTAAATAGTTATAAGCACCAGTAGCCGCATTAACTTGTTTCTCGTTCCCATCCAAGTCAAAAACTTTTATTGCTGTTTTTCCAATAACTACTAAATATTTTTCACCAGAGTCACGCAGAATTTGATGGAAGAAAACATCGCCAAAGGTAGAGGTTGAAACCTTCTTGATACATTTAGTTCCTTCTCTTTTTCTAAGTCCTTCGGCAAGAGAACTCATCCCATTGATTTGTTTCTCTCCCTGTGTGGGATCTCTTTGGGCGTCAGGTTGTAGTGATGTTCCCTGAATTAAATTCGGGATTGTATAAGAAGCGAGATTAGCCATCGATATAACCTCTTGTCCTACCCATCAAGCCCCAACCTGGAGAGAACGTTCGAGCAGGTAATAGGCCAGGGCCACCAGTTAAGGCGTTGGCTTGTGCTTGATCTAGCTCTACTCTTTGCAGTTCAACTAAGGCTGCCTGCTCATCCATTGCGGTGTACTTAAATATCGAATCATCTGCTAACACTCGGTCGCTAAATACTCTGGCTGATCGAATCGTTGTCCATCGGTTATAGATCTCTGGACATTCATCCCAAGGCAAGTAAGAAATAATATCTGCTTTAAGGGTTGTTAATACATCATCAGGAATTGTGTATGTTCTTTTCTCTCTGTCATATACCTTTTGCCCTCTCATTACGAATCTTCCATCCCACTCGTATTCATCAGTAGCGAAAGAAGCAATGTTGGCAGGAAGAACTATTTGATTATTTGTGTCTTTGGAAAATTCAAAAGCAAGCTCAGTGTTCCAACTCCATCCTCTTGTTTGACCTTCTTTAAAAAACTCAAGAATAGTTGTCTCAGCCTGTGCAGCTTCATTGATTTGTTGTGTCTCCAAACTATTAACAGGTTGCTCACCAATGTTCTGTAGACAAATGTTTACAGCTTCTAAAAGAGTGGTTCGGCCTGGTGCTTGTGACTGTTTATCTAAGCCCATAAAAAAAGACTGCACACATGCAATCTTTATCTTATCGGTTATTCGTAAGAAAGTCCCCTGACTGAACAAAATCAGGGGAAATTAACTCCCTCCCAGTAATAAATTATGGGATTTCGATTACACCTGCACACTCGGCTCTTAGTACATTCATACCAATTGCCATACGTGCCACCAAGAGGCTCGATTGGTACATAACATTGAACGATGACCCTTCACCAGTCACCTGAAGTGATGGACTCTTCAATGTCAAGACACCAATTGCATCTTTGTGGAAGATGATCGCTTTGTTCTTAGCCAAGTTCTGCTGATAAGCAGTGTTCTTGTCGTAAGTGCCATTCGTATAAGAGGCTTGCGTTACATGATTAGACATGTGAACATCAATACCCTTAACACGCAAGACACGACCACCTGCAAATGAACCATTCTCACCGCCACCACTGTTGAAATCAGTGTTGATTGCTCTAGTGGAGTCAAGTAAGAAATCGTATTCGTCAGGGCCAACAACACAAGCTAAGTTCTCTGTTGGAACATCAGCCTTTTGCATTTCAACTTTGATAGAACTAATCTTTTCAATTAGCTCGTCGCCTTTAGCGTTCTTAGTTGCTGCTGCGTAGCCTGCTGAAAGTGTTGCGCTGTGACCAGTGCGATTAGCGTTAATTGTTTTAGCTAATGGCTCTGTTGTGGTCTTAGCTGCTGCATAGAGAACTCTAGCGGCTCTCTTATCCCACTCATAAGCAAGGGCTAAACCTAGCTGATTGGTTATGTCACTGCGATCCTCGTAGTAATTCATTAATCTATCAAGGTCGTAAATAACCTGATCGGCTATTAACAATCCATCTAAATTAATGACCTGTTCGTTTCTATCACCAGGGCTATTTGTTGCCCCTAATATTGGTGAACCAGGCACGTGATAGGCCGCCGAAGCACGACCAGAAACGGGGAAGGCTGCTGATTTGCCGCCCGATATGGAGCGTTCTTTTACTTTACCTTTGAATACACAATTTCGCTCGAAGGCTGAAAGAAGCTCACTAATTCCCAGTTTGAGAAAGAGAGCGTCTACAGCATTAGCGCCTTTAATTTGACCTAAACGGTCTAAACTGGCATTAGCCATTGGACTATTTTTTATAGGTGAGTGTCTTTCTTTGTTTGTTTAATTAAGTTATCTCCCGCAAGAGGCTTAATCAACTGCACAAGTGCAGAACAACTCATACAAAAATAATAGCGTTAACTGTCAAATATGGATTGATTAGATCTATTCATTGTTGTCTCAACCCACTTTCTGTACTTAGGATCTACGTCATATCTTCTTCTGCCTGTTGCTTTATCCATTGCACTAATAGCAGCAACAGCTTGATCTTTTGAATCGAAAGTATCTGTAGCCGTAGCACTACCACCTTGTATTAATTTAGGTTCACCACTTCCATTCTTTAAATCATATCTAGCCTTCATTGCGCTAACTGTTTGAAGCTTTTGTTGGTAACTTTGCCCAGAATCAACAGCGTTATTAAATGATGTCAGTTCTGATTCAGATAGATTGTTAGTCATCCAATCAGTCATGGCCTTGTAATCTTCTGCACCTCCTACGGTGTTAACAATATTTGAGTAATCAGCATCACCTGTTTTTTGTGTTGTCTGTTGTGGGCTTGAACCTTCTTGCTTTGTTCTTCCTTGTAAGTAAGCGTCAACTAACTTTCTAGGGATACCACCTTTTTCAACAAGAGCATCTATTTCTGCATCAACATTCTGTCCTGACCAGAACTTACTAGACATTTCAATGGGGTTAACCTCTGCCTTCTCTAATGCGTTGGTAACGTCCTCTCCGTAAAACTCTATGCCAATATCTCTTGTGTATTGATCAGGAGTCTCAGGCCAATTATCAGGCGTTTCAGATTGTTCTGTTTCCTGCTTGCCTTCACTTAGTTTTCTCTCAGCTTCTTGATAAGCCTTTAATAAGTCATCCTGAGATTTAAACTTTCCACCAATAAGCTCTTCATCGGTTTGAGGTCGCTCTTGTGTCTCAGTCTGATTAATAGCCGATTGTTCTTCTTCGACTTCTTTAACAAAATCGTCAAGCAAATCTTGTTGCCCAGGGCCGAGCATTTCAGGGCTTGGTGTGGTGGTCATTGTTGTTCTTCAGTAGGTTGAGGTTGAGCCATTTCTTGACTCGTAGCAGCAGCATTAGCCAACTTTTGAGGGTCAGCCATGCCCGACTGCATTGCTTGTTGCATCATTGCTTGTTGTTGTGCTTGCTCTTGCTCTTGTGCAATCTGTTCTTCAGTCTTAATAAGACCG